AAGAGCCCATTGAAAGGTCTTGCTAAAAGAAACCCATCTTTGAATATAAAATCAGTAGGGCTAAATCCTTATGAAATTTCCAATTTGAAACCTGGAACTGTTGAAGGTGATGCAATAGCTAATGAGTGGGCTCGTGCAATAATTGGCTTTACAGATGTTATGGGAAATAGCAAGGATGACACATTTATCTCAGCCTTGTTGTATAACTGGAAGAGAAACAAAGATCTTTTTGCAATGTTGAAATTTAAAGAATATGAATCACTTGGTTCTATTGCTGTAAATGAGCAAAAAGTAAAAATGTCTGGGAACACTGGAGAGATAATTGATACGATTGTAAAAGGTAAAAAAGATTACTTTAAGCTCAAGGATCTTTTCGTAACACATGAAACACCTTATCCAGTTGATATTGATGAACTTGGAAACCTTACTCTAAAACCAATGTCTGCATTTGATACAACTTCAATGGTATCTTTCAAAGGTCCATACCCTGGTGGTCCATATAATTTAGGAGATAAGGCAGAGTATTTCAGAGACACCCTGCATTTTGCTCTTAATCACCGAGTAACTGGTCATGGGTTCCGTGAAAATGTTCAAGAAGGTAATTTTATAATTTCACAATTACTGCCAATGTTGAAAAATAACCCAGGAGCATTGGATAACTTATATACAGTTGATACATTTTTTACACCCCCACCAGGCAAAGGGCTGAATTTCCCAGCAGGAACATTTAAAGTTGTCCCTATCAAGAAAGGAAGCGGGATAAACCCAACAGATGAATTAGAAAAATATATGATAGAAGTTCTTAAGATTACAGAACAAGCAGATGTGGGGTCTACATTTGGCACTATATCTCCTGAACAGATAATTCAGAAATATAAGATTTCTGGAGGTGATCATGGATCAGAAGATTATGCCGATAATGCCATTTCGTTCTTGTTCGCTAAGCTTCTTGGAGTAAAAACTGGTCGTCATTTTGATCAATTTAATTCATCAACGATGTTTGGTTCTATGAAGCAAGGGGCAAACATAAACCCATCAGAGTATCTAAACTCATATTATTACCCAATGGCGGGAGAGAATGCTTGGTCAAGGGTAATGTCAAGAAATCCTTTTGCGCAGAATTTTGATATGCCGTATGACAATCCGCAATTGATGGAAAAAATCCAAAAGGTGTATGACACATTTAAGATGAATGAGATGTCCTTTCCAGGCGGTTTGCCTTACAACAGAAGAGCATATAACGGCGGATACATGCCTAAGTTTAAGAAAGGTGGCTACCTCAAGTTTAAAGAAGGCGGGGAAGTTCCTTCTATTCTTCATGGTGGAGAGTATGTTCTTAACTCTGCGGCTGTAAAGAAATACGGCTTAGCACATCTTGAAGCAATGAATCAAATGAAGTTTAATGTCCCAAGCGCAGGGTTCTCAGTACCACAGGCATCATACAGTGGCAGTGCGGCTGGCGGAATGACAACATCAACACAGAATGTAAACATCTATGTTGACAACTTTATCGGAGAGCCAGAATGGTTCAACTCAATGATGAAAGATTACAACACCAAGATTTTGCCAAAGAACCAAAAAGCCGCTGGTCTTGAAAATCGTGTAATTTCAACATACAATGGTTTGAATAGGGGTCAATAATGGATCTATACAAGTTGCTAACAATTGACGGTATTGAGATTACAGAACACGGAAGAACCTTGAAGATTGATGAGGAGATTGCTGCTAACGATATTGACCTAGCCAGCGGTCACAGAAGAAGATACTATTCTAAGAATAAGCAAAAGTTTTCAATAAGCTGGAAGTATCTCCCAAGTGTGCAGAATATAACTGCAGATGGTCGGGTTGGACAAAGCTATCTAAGTAATTTAGTCAACACAAGAGCAAGCGTAACAGTCGGGATAGAACTAGCCCCAGGTGAGGGTTATACAGAATATGAATGCTTTATTGATTCGTATTCAGAAACACTGATAAGAAGACATATGCCAACAAAGTGTTCGTATTATGATGTTGAGTTGTCTTTGGTGGAGGTTTAAATGTCTGCCAGTTGGTTTAGCTTCTCCGAGCCCCTCAATAGTGGTATTGATTTCTACTTAGCAGACGACAATGATGTAATAGTCGCTTTAAGCTCATCTGCAAGTTTAACAGTTGATTCTTATAGAATAATTCATGGCGATATTGTACTTTCAGCCCAGGCTGATTCTAGCGTTAGTGCGCATAAAATTATTTTTGCAGATGTTGCGCTCTCTGGTTTATCAGTAACTGCTACCGTAGCTACAGAAAGACAAGATGCACTAGTCACCGTTTCTGCCAACACAACTGTTGCTGTAACAATGATGAAGTTTTCGTATTCGGAATCTTCTCAAAGTGCCTCTGTAGATGTTGCTCAAACAGTTACGAGAATTGCAGAGTCCGCTGCAGTATTGTCGTCATCTGCAGACATTACCGCTGCTTTTATGAAGTTTGCAAACTCAGCCGCAGTGGTTTCAGCTTCTGCATCACTAACTAGCGTTGGGACTAAGATTTCACAAGCAATTTCTGCATTGTCATCATCATTGCAATTAACTGTTGCTGGCAAAATATCTCTTGCAACAATTAGAATTAATCTTGTTGAAATAGGGAACATGACTGCTGAGGCAATTAAGTTTGCTGTTAATGGAACTGTTGATTCATCCGTAATTAGAACATTTATGCTTCTTGATGGTAGAGCAATTACAAATCACAACAGGAAGTTTGATTCTGGTCTTGAGCCAATTTTTACTCAAAATAAAAATTGGAATAATAGAAAGACAAGGTACTATAAGTCTACAAGTAGATCGGGTAGAAGAACATTCAGTCTTTCATGGTCATGGCTACCTAATTCACTAGAGTACACAGCGGATCAAAAAGAGGCTCGTGATTATATTAAAACCATAGCTTCCGACCCAAGCCATCATATATTAAAAATAGTTAATTTAGATGAGTCTGGGGTTACACCACCAACAGAAACAAGTTATAATGTATTAGTGAAAGATTATAATGAATCATTGATTAGAAGAGACTTGTCTAATGATGTATATTTCTGGGACTGCTCTATAACCTTGGAAGAGGTTTAAATGCTTCAGTACGGTCTACATGGAAAACAAATATCTGACACTTTTGTGCAGAGCACGACTGCCATATCTCAGACAATTAAGCCTCTAATCCTGATTGACTGGTTAGACAGCAGGCATGTGACTAAATATAATAATACAGAAATTGCTACATCTACATCATCATTTACAACGCCAACAACTAACGATATTAATCTAGAAGTGTCTGGGATGTTGTTGAGGACTAACCGAATAACGCCGACATACCGATCTTTGTCTACGAGCGAGGTGGAATTTAATAAAAGAAATAGGTCTGATTATTATTTTACTCCAAATGAGTCAATGAATGGGATAGAACGCCAGTCATTTACATGGGCTGTTTGTGATGCAAAAGATAAGTTTGGCAAAACAATTACAGCCAATGGTCAATGGCATGCGCTTCCATCGTCAAAAGATGACAATTATGAATATGGTTTTGTGTCTGGTGTCAAAAGCACAAGCTCACTCCATGCGACAAGAAGCGGGTATGAGTTTACCAGCCCAGTAATTATTCAATACAACTTTACAGGCAGACCAATAAATATACTTAAAGTTATTACATCAGAATTTAATGGTCAAATCAAATCTTATAACATTCAAGCCTATGAGGATACAACCACAATGGTATTTAATACTGATTCAGAAATACCAGACGCTTCTTATTATAATACGCACTATTTAAATAGCGCTAATATTAACAAAGTGGTATTAACTATCTATACTACTAAGAACCCACTTGATCGTGCGAGGGTGAATGAAGTAGCGCCAGTTTACCAGACAGATGTTACAGATTATGTAATTGATTTTAATGTTTCTAAAGTAAGAGATGTACACGAAACAAGTCTCCCAATTGCAGGCGGTGGTTCTTCAACTTGCTCATTAAAACTTGACAATAATGGTAAAGATTTTAACTTGTTCAGTTCCGCCTCAACATACGGTAAATATATGAAAAAAGATTTGCGGGCATATGTTTACACAGGTTGGCAGATAGAGAAAACAAAAGAGGTACTGATTAATACAGTTCTGAGTGCCAACATCATATCATCTTCATCAGCAATCACAGTAGGCTCAACAGACGGTATGCCATCGGGTGGTGGTAATAATAATTATATTGTAACTATAAACCCTGGCGCAACAACTCAAGAGCGTGTTCTGTGTTATAAAGATTCATACAATACTCTCGCTGTTGTTGAAAGGGGGTATGGGGATACGGAAGCCTTTGCTCACACTATTGGCGAAACTGTGGTATTTGATCCATACGAATATGTCCCGTGTGGAATTTTTTATGTTGATGAATGGCAATCTTCATCTAACGACATGACAGTGAATGCTACTCTGAGCAATTGGAATAAGTTTACGAATGAAAAAATGATCACTAATGGCTACTTTATGCAGGAGAGTACAATTGCGGAAGCTGTTAACAATCTTCTTTTAAGAACTAATTTTCCAAAAAATGATATTGATTATTTCTCAAAGCCTTCAAAGACATATAAAAAAGATGACGCTGTTTTACATTTCGGGTTTGATGAGGATACTGTTGATAGAGCGACCACGCAGAGAGTGCCGACTGCATCCCTCAGGGCTAGGTTTGTAGCCTTACCAGAGAAACAGCAGAATACAATTAAAGATATTAAACTTGATGCTAACGACAGAACTCTTTCTGCTGAGGAAGTATCTCTGGATATTATTACATATGTAGCTCCATCTTTTGTTTCTACATCCAATGCTATTTCAACTCAACCTGGTGGTGAAGCAGAGCCAGTGAGTTTGAATTATCAAAATGATTCTTTTACTGCATCTAATGGGTCAACAATAACTGATTATTACAATGGTGTATTTGATGGTTATTATATCCCCTCAAGCAGCGGTGTCCAAAGATTGTGTCTTGATGTCAAAAATTGCGGCGTTAGGATGTTCTTTAATAAGAACTTAACTGAAATTAATGAGTGGTATGAGATTGACCCAGGTAATAACACTGCTACAACATTTTTGACAGAGGAAATGGATTTAACAGCTGGAAAATTATACGAAATAAGAATAGAGTTCTTTCATAAAACTAATAATTTCGGCATTGCTTTAAAGAAGGATATTGGCGGTACGATTGACTGGGTATGGGGGCATGAATGTGTAACAATGCCTAGTTTTGATTATGTTGGTAGCAAGAGTGATGTTACATATTTGAATTTTTCCAGCGGTTCTTGGTCTGTAAATACGGCAGGTAATTTTGTTGAAAGAGTAGCTAATAGGAATGATGGCAGATATATCGGTTCGGTGCTCACTGGTCAAACAAGTGGTGTGGTGTCAGACCCTAGCAATAAAAGCGTATTACTAGCAAGTAACTCTTATATTAGAGTACCATATCATATATCTTACGATGTTTTCAACTCATCAAGTAGCGCTTATACTAACGAGTTTAGTTTTGAGGTTTATGCAAAGTTCCATAATGGCTCATTCTCAAGCAATGGGGAATACATAAGTAATTGGTCAAATGCTACTTCAACATCTGGTTTTGAGTTTTTCAATACATCATCTTCAAATGGTTTTAAATTCAAAACAAGCGCTGGAACTGCCACTGTGTCATCAAATACAGCATTATCAAGTTCATCTTTTACACATATCGCTGTTACTTACAAGTCAAACAGTTTGAAATACTATATCAACGGAGCGCTGGCTAATACAGTAACAACATCTGGGACATTATTAGCTTACACTGGGAAAGATCTAACAATCGGGGGCAGGGGCGCTTCATTTACACCAGAAACTATTTCAGAGTTTGCTATTGAAAATCCACCTGCAACAATCAGATCTTTCTATATTGATGAATTTGCAATATTTAAAAAATCATTGTCTGCTGATGAAGTTAAAAAGCATTACATTGAGACTCAAATGCAGCCAGTTTTTGTTATGCCATTTATTTATGGTAATGAAACAACTATCCAATCATTGATTGATACAATAAGTTTGGCGGATTTAGGAAGATTATATATTGATGAATACGGCAAAGCTAGATACGAGCATTACTATAGATTTTTTGAATCTACAATTGCTCAACATGCTAGTGTCCAAAAGACATTCTCAGATGATACAAATATCATTGATGCTTCATACAATGTACAGCTACAGGCAAATAAAGTAACTGTAAAATTAACTGGAGTTTCAACAAAAAATAATGCTCTTCAGGGCTTATGGTCTCCTGAAGATGGAACAACATTAGCTGTTGGAAAACTTAATGCAAATATTGCATCCAATGCGGCATCAATACCAATGATAACAACAGACAAGCCATATTTCCCAAAAAGCGGTTATGTTAAGTTAGATGATGAAGTAATTAGATATGAAAGTAAGACTGCTAATTCCTTAGATACTCTCACAAGGGCTTACTTCAATACAGTAGCCGCTGCGCACACTGCTAACACATTAGTTAGAGAAGTGCAGCAATATACAGTAACTTATAATGCCGCACCAGCGTATCAAGTGCAAAACCCTTTAATTTCTGGGATTTTCAATAAGAAGCCAGCACTGGTTGAAATCATAAAATATGAGCCTAATGCCTATAAAGCTAATTTGATCGTTGCTGCATCTCAGTACGCCGCAGACGGTTCCGAAGTTTGGCTGAAAGGAACTGATGAATTAAACAATGAACAATCTGTAGCTGCAATTGCTGGGATACCAATTGTTGTTCAGCAAACGAATAACGATATTAGAGAGCAAACTAATACATTAAGTGACAATATTCGCCTTTATGGGTTAAAAGAAATTGTTATTGAGAATGAATTTATAACAAACCTGGCTCATGCTAAAACTATTGCTGATTTTATAATATCTAAAATGAGCGATCCAGTGCCAGTTTTAAATCTAACTGTAACCCCAACGCCAACAATTCAATTAGGGGACAGAATTCGTATATCTTCAATGGATTCTTTTGATATAATTAATGGTGATTATTGGGTTATTAGTACAGAGATAGGGTATGGATCACAACCAAGTCAAACTATGGTTGTAAGGAAGGTGGTTTAATGGCTTTGCGTCAAACATTGTCAACTGGTACATCTGAAAGTTCTATTATATTTTTCAACGGTGGGCACAATCATAATGGGGTTTCTTCAGCGTTGATTGATGTGTCAAAATATTCCCTTTATGATTTTACAACAGACTTTTTGGGGACACAGGCTAGGAGAGATGGTCCGCAAGCTAATAATTATGGAAAGTTTAAAGAGGTTGTCGCTAGAATTGTTAGAGAGGATGTATTAACTACTGCTGGCATCACGCTATTGCCGAATCAAGTTAAGGCAAACAATATTGCCGCTGGGTCAATTACGGCAACCGCATTGGCTGCAAATATTGTTCTTGTTAATAATGTAATTAGAAGTAATAATTTTGATGGGACTGTAGCGGCTAATGGTGTTATTACAAGTCAAGGGACATCTGGGTGGGCTATAACTAGTGCTGGCTCTGCTGCCTTCTCAAACACCGCTATTAGAGGGACATTAACTGCAGGTGCTGTCTCTACTCCAGGTATTGACATTGACTCCAATGGTAATCTAACATCAAATGCTAGTACTTTTGGTATTTATGCCAATGGTGCTATATTTACATCAAGTGGTAATTTTTCGGTTGATGCATCTGGAAATCTTTATGCTGAAAATGCAACGATTTATGGAGAAATAAACGCAACAAGTGGTTCAATAAGTGGTAATTTGCTTGTGGGCGGTACAATATCATCAACTGATATTACTGGTGTTAACATCTCTGGTGTCAATATAGATGGTTCAACGATTACAGTGGGAAGTCGTATTCTCCTGCCAGTTGATGGCGGTCAGATTCTTCTTGGGACAGCTTCTGGCGGTAGCGCAACTCAGGTTTCTATATTCGCTGAAGGCTCGCAGGGCTTATATATAGATACAAGCGGGCTAGGGAGTTCTTGGTTCGCTGGAGCAACTTGGTATGTAAATCTACAAGAATTTGCATCACAAAGATACATCACTGGACTTAATTCTTTCGTTGGATCAGGAACTAACTTGTGCGTTAGTGCTGGAGAAATTAGAAGAGTAAGCTCAAAAAGAGAATTAAAAGACAATATTCAAGATTTCAATGATATTTCTTTAATTGATAATTTAAAACCAGTAACTTTTATATGGAAAAAAAATCCTCATACTAAAAAGAATGAGACAGAAGAAGAGCGATCTAGAAGAGAGTCTTCTATTAATATTGGTTTTATTGCAGAGGAAGTGGAAGAGGTTAGTAATGGTTTATTGTCTGTTTATAACTACGAAGAAGGCGGTAATGGAGAAGTTGAAATGTATAAACATCTTGATATCCTTGCCCTTTCTGTTGCCAATATTAAAGATTTAAGAACAAGGATATCTTCTTTGGAAGCAAGGATTGCCGAGTTAGAAGGCTAAATGAGGTATAATAGTTAAATGGCTTACGAAAATTACACATTTGTATCTTGGACAGACGGAACACCTCTAACATCGGAGCGCCTTGCTCAGATGTCTTTAAATGTTGAACAGGTTAGGGATGCTAATGATAATAAACCTAATGGTCTGATTCAACTTATTGAAGCAACTAGTGGAACATTAATTGCAAACACCGTAGCCCTCAACCAATCTATTATTGCCCTTACCAACCCAGGTGGTGGTACTGATAGAAGAGTTAATGCAGATCAATCTAGATATGTAAGAGTTACATGTGTATTCCCTGGATTTGTAGTTGGAGGTAAAGGCGCTGAGGATTCAATGGTTTCATTAAAGGTTTACCAGCAAGTGCAGGGTGGTAACTATTATGAAAACACCGCCCCGCTGATGCAGTGGAATTTTACTATTCCTCCATATAATTATTATAATGTTTCATCTAATGCGAACATCCTTGCCTCGGAGATTTCATATAAGAATTATCCTGATCACAATGTTATTGGTGCAGGTGCGTATTCTGTTGTTATAAACACTGGCGGTGGTTTGTCACAGCAATCATTCTCGGCAGCTGTCTCTAGATCATTCGGCTCTTCTGGAGCAACCAACTCTCCAACAATTTCAGTAACTGCTAACTCAACATCTAGATGCCAATTGTATGTTGAGGATATTGGCGGCGGTCTGTAAAATTGGGTTCTTTAGCCTCTCAAAGAAAAGATATTGAGTGGTCAGTAAGATCGGTTAGTGGGGAGCACAACCCTAATTATGGCGGTGGAAAGTATATTGATGATAAAGGCTATGTCAGAGTGCTAAAGCAAGAGCACCCTAGCAATATCAAAGGTTATGTCTACGAGCATAGATTGGTCATGGAAGATTATCTAGGTAGACTTTTAGAGCCTTGGGAAACAGTACATCATATTAATGAAATTAAGGTTGATAACAGGGTAGAAAACTTTTACCTCTGTACAGTGCCAGAGCATAGCGCTGTGCATAGAGAAGGCAAGAAGCCTACCCAGCAACATCGTGATAAAATGCGTGCAAATATGAAAGAGCGTAATAAAGTAACGAGAGAAAACAAGAAAAACAAACTTTAAGAAAAACCGCTTTTTCCAAAAAAAAAGTTTTTTTCGTGTATAATTAACCTTATGAAAATATGCGAAGCAAAAGGTTGCGACCAAGAGTTTGAACCAAATACAGCAAATCACAAATATGCAGACAAAGACTGTCGTAAGTCAATAGACAGCACTGGCATCTGCAAATATAGACGACAGAAAGGTTTATTTGAAGTGCCAAAAGATCCAATCACTGGTGAACAGCCAGTTTCAGACCCAGAGTTGAGAGTCTCGTTTACAAGACTTCAGCAAGAATATAACAAACTGAAAACCAAGAGCGATGATTTGGCTAGTGCAGTTTATCAAGCTGTAAAAGATGACATGGCTGATAATAAGTACAAGCCAGTTCCAAAGCCAGTTCTTAGCAAAAAGAAGAATGGAGAAGAGGTAGCCGTTGCGGTCATTGCTGACTGGCAACTTGCCAAAATCACTCCTGATTATAACTCACAAGTGTGTGAAGAAAGAATCTACAAATTTGCTGAGAAGATTATCAATCTTACTGAAATCCAAAGACAAGACCACCCAGTTCGTGAGCTTAGAATTTGGGCTTTAGGTGACATTATTGAAGGTGAATTGATCTTCCCAGGTCAATCATTCTTAGTTGATGGTGGTCTCTACAGACAGATCACAGTTGATGGTCCAAGAATCCTTAAGAACTTTATTAACATCATGCTTGAAAACTTTGAAAAAGTTACATTTGTTGGTGTGATTGGTAATCATGGTTCTATCGGCGGTAGGGCAAGAAGAGATCACGACCCTGAGACCAACGGTGACAGAATGCTTTATCGCATTGCTCAATTGATGTTTGAAAATGAAAAGAGGATTGAATTTAAGATTCCTGATGGTCGTGGTGAGCGTCATTGGTACGCAATTGACAAGATTGGAAATTACAAAGCAATGCTCTGTCACGGCGATCAATTTGGTAGCTTGTCTTCATTTTACTCTTTCCAAAAGAAAGCGTATGGCTGGAAGATCGGCGCACTGAGTGAGGACTTTGACGATATCTACATTGGTCATTTCCATACACCAACTAAGATGACATTTAATACTGTCCAGTTAAGAATCTCTGGCAGTCCTGAATCTGTAAACACATATGCGGCTGAGGTGCTAGCCGCAGTTGGTAGACCGTCACAATCATTGTACTTTGTTCACCCAGAGAAAGGAATGGTAACGGCGGAGTATAACTGCTGGTTAGACTAATGTTGGTTTATAAAGTTAAAGACTTTAGATGCACTTTCTGCGGTGGTAAGAAGATGATTGGCTCTCAATATTATGCAATGCGTAAGAATTGGGTTGATGTTACATGCATTCATTGTGCCGATAGTAGGGATATTGAGGTAAGAAAGCTTAATAAAATTTTGAGATCATTAGGTTTCAAAACAATAGAGGAGCGTTATGAGTTTGCAGACGAAAATAATCCTAAATAAATTTTACAAATACGCTGATACCATCGTAAAAGTAAAAAAAATAACAAGGAACTTAAATAAAGTCTATGTAACTGATTTAACGACTAAGCAAGAATTGATTTTGCCATACGAAAATGCAGAATTGATTATGCATAGAATTTATACAATTGGAGAGATTGCTAAGATAGTTGAAAAACGATCTGATACAATCAGAAAGTACGAAAAAAGAGGTCTTATCCCTAGTGGAAAGAAATTCAGTGAAACTTGTGAAAGTTATAAAAACTGGCGCTACTATGAGAGACAAGATGTTTACGATATGGTATCATTTTTCAATGGCAGAACGCCAGGAAGACCTATTGCAGACAAGAATATAAATGTGCAAGCAAAAGTTATTAGAATATCCGAAAAAATAAAGATAGGAAAAAGGTAATATGACAACTCCATTAAATGAAAATCAGGTTGAATTGTGGGCTTCTGTTGGTATCACAAAAAACTTGGGTAACTATGAATCACTTCGTCTTGATGCTGGTGCAAGATTAATTGCATCCAGTATTGATGATGAAAAGTCTTGGGGCAAGTTGTGGGATTCAATTGACTCACAAATTGAAGCGAAGCTCCAAGAGCTTGACGCAGAGAAGTAATTGGCAAATTGGAGAACAAAAGCCCTTTGCGCTGAAGATAAGAACAGCATTTATTGGTTCTCATATAAACATGAGGATGTTCAATATGCAAAAAACATTTGCCAATCATGCGAGGTCAGAAAAGAATGTCTGATCAATGCATGGGGTGAAGATGTTATATATGGCGTTAACGGTGGTTACTCCGAATTTGATATACTATTAGCAACTTGGAAGAAAGCTAAAAAAGAAAATGATAGCAACTGGAACAGAACTGATAGAACACTTCAAAAATTACTGCGCAAAGCAGAATAAGCTGTTCATCCCCGACTCTCCACGACAAGAAGCAGTCGCAGACTCTCTTGTTAGTTTCTATAAGAATGACAACCTTAGACTTGGATTGGAAAGTTTTGTAAGAAGCAGACCAGGACCATTCTTAGTTTTTGATTTTGCAATAGAATCTAGATCGTTTGTAGAGAAAGCTCAGCTTGATAAGAAATCAACTGATAAATTTAAATCCATAGTGGAAGAAACCAAAAAGAGAATGGAGACAGAGTGAATTACGAAGTAAGACTTCTAAATTCTATTGTTGATACCCAAGACTATGTAAGCGCCGTGAACAGCGGTGTTGAGAATGTCTTCTTGGAATACAGAGATGTTTGGAACTTTATAGTTTCTCACTATGAAACACATAGTAAAGTTCCGTCAAAGGAGACAGTAAAGCAACACCATCAGGATTTTGAATTCATTTCAACACCTGAACCGTTGGCTTATTATGTTGATGAAGCAAAGAAGGAGTCGCTGTCCTACCAGACTAGAGGCATCGTTGCTAAGGCACATGGTCTTATCAATGAGTCTGGTCCTAAAGAAGCTTTATCGTTTTTGATGGAAGAAACTTCAAAGCTTTATAAGTTTTCATCAAACCTAAAAGATACTGATCTTGCTGGGGAGTGGAAAGACAGAGTTAGAGACTTGAAAGCCAGGTCTCTCAACCCAAAGGCTATTGCTGGTATCCCTAGTGGTATTGATGTTATTGATAAAGTGTTTGGCGGTTGGCAATCGGGAGACTTCATTGTATTGCTCGGCTGGACTGGTGTTGGTAAATCATTTATTGCAAGATTGTTTGCGGTCAATGCTTGGAAGGCTGGCTATAGACCATTAATTATTTCTTTGGAAATGAATAAGCAACAAGAGGGTCAGAGACTTGACACATTGCTTAACAATGGCGAAGGGCATTTCACTAACACAGACTTGATTAAAGCTAACCCAGGGATTGTTGATGGTTACGAAAAGTGGGCGCAGGCTACCTTTGAAGGTAAGCACGCTATCCATCTCGTTACATCAGAGGGGCTGGAAACAGCAGACCAAAACATGGTGCAAGCAAAGATTGATCAGTACCACCCCGACATGGTTATTCTTGATTACCACAGCTTGTTTGATGATTCAAGCGGTGCTAAGAATGAAACAGAGAAGGCTAAGAACCTCTCTAAGGCATTTAAGCGTATTGCGGTAAAGAACGGTATCCCTATCATAGATGTTGCTGCAGTAACTATGGCTGATGGTCACTCAGAGAGACCGCCAGAGCTAGAGGAAGTCGCATGGAGTAAGCAGTTGGCATATGACGCTGACCTTGTTCTTGCTATCCATAGAGAGTTGTCATCTGATTTATTTCAGGTGGTATCAAGGAAAGTTCGTAGAGCATCGCACTTCGGTTTCTACCTTAGATGGAATCTAGAAACTGGTAAGTGGGTAGAGGAGTGGGACATTTAATGAAAGCTGTAGTTAAAGGCGAAATCAAAGACATTGAAACTCTTCACAGACTTAGAGATTGGATGGAAGACGAAGCTCGTAAAAAATATGGAAATTTTGGTAAAACTAAATTGATTACAGACTATGATGCTGGTAGAGATGTCTACAAATTCAAACTTCTTAGCTAGCTCTATTGAAGAAGAGATATTATCGTTATTTAATAACTACAATGTCTCAATTCAAAGTGCCAATGGTGAAGAGTTAAATGTCTATTGCCCATTCCACAAGAATACACATAGTGCCGCTATGTATATTAATGTTAGAACTGGTCTCTGGCAGTGCTTCAACCCGTCATGTGGGAAGAAAGGCAATTTTAGACAACTATATTTTAACATCACTGGTAAGTCGTACAGTAAGCACATAGATCTTGATAGCCATAAGCTTGATAAAGAGTTAAATAGCTACAAGTATCAGGTTGAAGATGTTCAAGAGTTATCAATTGATAATTTAATGCTGGACTACGAAACGCAATCTAATTTGCTAAGAACGATGATTGAGCGTGGTTTGGATATTGATACAATGAGGCACTTTGAGGTTGGGTTTTCAATTGAAAAGAATCGTGTGGTTATTCCAGTAAGGTCTCACAACTATGAGTTAGTAGGTCTTATTGGTAGAGCTATAGAATCAACCCAGCAACCTAGATATTTATACAATAAAGGCTTTAAGCGAGCCGATGTTTTATTCAATATTCACAATGCTAAAAACTACAATTCAGTTATTGTGGTTGAAGGTAGCGTGGATTGTATGTTCGTACATCAAGCTGGATATCCAAATGCGGTAGCAACTCTTGGGGCTGCGGTGTCAAAAAATCAAGGTAATATGATAAGAAGATTTTTTGATAAAGTCATCTTATTTTGTGACAATGATGATGCTGGCATGGCAATGAGATGTGCTATGATAGAGATGTGCCGAGGCAAAGAAATCTCGGTAGCAAGAATCCCCGAAGGAGTTAAAGACCCTGCGGAGATGACTAAAGAACAAATAGCAGAAGCTATAAACAACAAAGAAATAATCATATAGGAGACAAAACATGTCATTTCAATCATTAAAATCACTAAAAGACTTGGAAAAGTCAGTAGCAAAACCAGGTGCGTCAGCAGGACCGAAGAAATTCTTTACGGTTCAAGCTGGTCAATCGTACCGCATTCGCTTCCGTCAGGAATTGACAGAAGATTCAAAAAACTATGATGAAAATATCGGGACAGCAATTAATGTTCCAGTTATCACATCGCCAATCAACTGGAAGTGGAGAGTCGCTTCTACTGCGGGATTTGAAAAGTTCAATTACCGTTGTTGGGGTACAGAGCAAGCAACCGTTGATAAGGCTTGGAGACCAAAGCCCCATCTTTTGATTAATGTTGCGGTGGAAATGGAACCAGGTGTTTGGGAACCACGAGTTCTTGACACAACATTTAACCAACGCCATATTGGTCTTACACTTATTGAGTATGCAAAGGAATTCGGTTCAATTACTGACAGATTCTACAAGTATTCACGGACAGGATCTTCAGCATCTGATACAAACTATTCATTGATTCCATTGGACTCTTCACCAGAGCCAAAGCAGATCACTGAATTGCCAATGCATCAGCTAGACACTGTTTACATGATGCTTCCATATGAGAAGCAACAGATGTTCCTCACCACTGGTGAGATGAAAGATTCCTGGTAATCACTAATGAACTGGGGAGGGCGAAAGCCCTCCCTTTTTTCATGCTCAAAAATATATAATCGGAGAAAAATGGAATTCGTAAATACATCAATCGTTCTAGATTTAGACGGTGTAATTGCTGACATAGATACAGCGGTAGCTGATCATTTATTTTATAATCACGGTGTCAGTATTGACCAATGTGATTACTCATCATGGTTCACAACAAATACAAAAGATGAGGAAGCCATGAAAATATTTCAGAACAATTTGTTTTGGAAGAACATGAAACCTTTTGAGGATGCTTTCTTTCAAGTAAATCATTGGTTTAGTCTTGGTGTTGATGTAAATATTGTGACTGCTAGAAGACAACCAGCCGCTGTTGAAGAGACAGTTCCTTGGCTTGACAAGTGGAGAATAAATACAGCTAGACCAAGATTCTCTGAATTCGGAAAGAAAATTGATATCATCAAACAAATTGATCCGCTGTTTGTGGTGGAAGATAATCCACACGAAATAGAAATATTACAAGAACACGGAATCAAGTGTTATCTTCGTGCGGCGTGGTACAATCAAGATTATTGGAACAAGATGGACACGATTGAATCGTTGTTTGAAATTGATTTGGAGAATTTGTGACGGATTTCGTTCACTTACATTGTCATTCTGAATACTCACTGCTAGATGGAATGTCAACACCAGAAGAGATAGCAAAAATTACAAGCACCAATGGTCAAGTAGCTGCTGCTATTACAGATCATGGGACAATGGGCGGGGTTCTGAAGTTCCAGGATGCTTGCTTGGCTAATAATGTAAAGCCATTGTTTGGTGTAGAAGCCTACTTTGTACCATCTATTGAGTCTGACAGCGAAGATAAGAGTGAGCGCTTCCATTTAATTTTGTTGGCTAAGAACAATGAAGGTCTTAAGAAGCTATTTAAGATGAATCAAAAGGCTTGGGGAAGTAATTTCTACTACAAGCCTAGAATAGATTTTAGTCTGCTAGAAGAACTTGTTGATAATGATGTTATCTCATTGTCGGGTTGTATGGGTAGCGCTATCTCTAAGGCTATTGATGTTGGCGATATGGACAGAGCAGCTCAGTTGTCCGAAAGATTTATAAAGATATTTAAAGATGATTTCTACTTTGAAATTCAATCCTGGAACCCTAAGCATATAAATGACGGGTTAATCCAATTAGCAGACACCTATAACCGACCTGTACTAGCTACTGCTGATTGTCATTTCCCCAGTCGTAAGGATAAGGGTTGTGAAGAGGTCTTGCTAATGCTCTCACAATACCCAAGCCTATCTGCCGCAGATCAACGCCATGCCAAGGACCATGCTGATTGCTTACACAACCCATCCCTTGATATGGTGGCAAAAATCAACAATATGTATCCTAACAGGCATCTTAGGTTTGATGATATTAACCCGTATGTGGCTAGTGCTGATGAGGTGGCTTCTTGGTTCAAAGATGCTGGCTACGACAGAATTGACATTCTGGAAAATACGATGGAAGTTGCGGAGAAGTGTACGGCTCGGATGGAAAAGCGGAAGAACCTGTTGCCGAAGTATATGAAGTCCATGAACTCGGATGATTACTTGGCTGAGATTACAAAGTTCCGTTTGCAAGAGCTGGGGATTACCGATGAAGTTTATGTGAAGCGTCTTGATGAGGAATTGGGTATCATTAAGCAACTCGGCTTTGCTGATTACTTTTTGATTGTATGGGACTTGGTGAAGTGGGCTGACAACAATGGCATTGGTCGTGGAACTGGTCGTGGGTCTGTTGGCGGTAGCGTCATGGCGTTTTTGTTGGACATTACTCAAGTTGATCCAATCAAATATAATTTGCTGTTCGCTCGCTTTATTAATCCTGAGCGTAACGACTATCCCGACATTGACTTGGACTTTGAGGATAAGCGCCGTGATGAGGTTAAAACTTATCTTGCCACTCGCTGGGGTAAAGATAATGTAGCGGCAATTTCTATCTATGGTACTTTCAAATCAAAGAGTGCGGTTAAAGATGTTGCGAGAGTGCTACAAGTTCCCTTTGCCGAAATCAACTCGGTCACACCGTTTTTTGAAACCATTGATGAGCTTAAAGCCACCGAAAAAGGCAAGGTCTTTATCAAGAAATATCCCGATGTTGTACCGTTGGCATCAAGGTTGGAAAATCGCATTCGTACCGCTGGAGTCCATGCGGCTGGGATGGTCGTTTCTTCCGTTCCGTTGACCGATGTTTGCCCTGTTGAATCTCGTAAAGACTCTCAGGGTGGAGACCGTTCGGCTGTTACGGCGTTCGCTATGGAAGATGCCGAAGCCGTTGGGCTTATTAAAATAGATGTTTTGGGTCTAAAGACCGTATCTGTGATTAAAGATTGCTTAGCAAAGATCCAGGAGCGTCTGGGGATAGATGTGAGGGCTCAATCACTGAAGCTGGATGACCATAAAGTGTTTGAAAACTTCAATAATATCAACACCGTTGGTATCTTTCAGGCTGATGCGGCTGCTTATAGAAACCTCATTGAAAGAATGGGTATTGACAACTTTAATGACCTTGTTGTATCTAACGCATTGGTTAGACCTGGAGCCTTGCTTTCACAAGGGCAGAAATATATTGATTGCAAAAAGGGAGTCACTAAGCCTAAGTACCCTGACGAAGTAGTGCGAGAGATCCTAGAAGAGACTTATGGTACTGTAATCTTCCAAGAGCAACTCATGCAAATGGCTGTGCTACTTGCAGACTTTACTTGGTCAGAAGCTGACTCATTGCGTAAGATCATTGGTAAGAAGCGAGATGCGGCTGGGTTTGATAAGTACAAAGAGAAGTTTGTAAATAACAAGTATTTAACTCCAGCGCAATCTGAAAAGATTTGGTCTGAGTTTGAAATGTCAGCGTTGTATATGTTTAACAAATCACACGCTGTTGCTTACTCACTCATGTCATATCAGACAATGTGGTTGAAAATCAACTACCCTCTTGAATTCATATGGGCGCTTCTTTACAATGAGTCTGCATCTGACAAGATCACCGCTTACTTGATGGAAGCACAGAGGCTTGGATTGAAAATCTACGCTCCTGACATTAATAAATCAGAAGAGTTCTTTTCAATGTCACTCCCAGGTGAAGACGAAGGGATTCGCTTTGGTCTTGCCAATGTCACTGGATGCGGTACTAGTGCAATCAAAGAAATCACAACTAAGCGACCATTCAATTCATTTGAAGAGTTTAGTCATAAGTGTTCTAAGTCGGCTGTCAAAGCTCCACTTAGAGAGAACTTGGATAAGGTTGGTGCGTTTGAATCAATCGGGCATGTATCGCAATTTGATAATGAAAAGTACTACCTGCCAATTCTTGGGTTCCCAATTGCGGCTAATCAGCACAAGACTGCTATTGATGAGTTCGTAGAGAATGCAGATGAATTCCATGAAACAATGTCAAGCATTACTCTTATTAAAGCTGTAGTGCGCTCTACAAAGAAAGCTACTGGCTATTTGCGGGTGGAGTTTGAAGATCACTCAGGATCTTGCACTGTGTTTGGTGAGCGCAATACTGAGCTGGCACAGAGAGACTATGTATATGCGTTGATTGGCGATAGAACGCTACATGCGTATTGCGATGTGTACCAAGCAGAAGATTCTAGACTGTTTAATATCATGATGATGAAAAAAGCTGGTACTGATCATAAGTATTCATGGCTATACGAACACGGTATTGGCTATGTAACTGATGAGAAAACTCTTGCCTATATTTTCAACATTAGAAACTTTATTACCTCATCTGGTAAGGAAATGGCTAGCGTTTACTGCTGGGATGGTAAGCAGTTCTTTAAGATCGTGATATTTGCTGCAGTTTACAAAAAGGTTAAGCAGATACTTAAGGAAGGCGAATGGTATGCAGTTCGTCTGTCAAAGGTTGAGGACAAGGATACTCTTAACCGTCTTGACTCTTACAAGCTTGAAGCGGCAGATAAAATTATTACTGTAGATGATTATGTAAAGAGGAAAAACCTTGTCAAGGAGAGCGTGTAGTGCCTCTAACTATTTACATACCAACATACAAGCGTGAATCAGTTGTGCAGTGTGTGGAGAGTATTGTTAATCAATTTACAAATGATATTGAATTAATTATATCTGACAACGACCAAGATGCTTTTGCTGGCGATCTTTTATACCCGTACAAGGAATATATAACAGAGTATTCAGTAAGAAAACAAAACATAGGTTGTGATGGCAATTGCCTACATGGGTTAACATCTGGCACTGGTGAGTATGTGTGGGTGCTGGGTGATGATGATGTTCTACTCCCAGGTGCTATTGCGACATTACTGCCTATGTTGAATGGTGTTGATAGAATAATGCAATACGCCCCTTACTCTGGGGAATTAAAGCCTGGGTTTTCTGGTACAATGGTTGAATTGATAAACAGCCTTAATGATAAATCGTATGTGATTGCTGCGACATTAGCAAGTATGAATATTTGGAAAAGAGATGTAATGGATTTTAAAATTGGAACAAAGCATCTTGACTCAAGGAATGTTTTAGCTTGGTCTGGAATTAATTGCGAAACAGTAAGCATCCCGAATGCTCCAACTGTTTTAGTAAATGATACAAACCTTTTTGAATTTAAAGATTTTGACAATGTGATGTTTGAATACTGCGATGCTCTTTCTGGTATTGATGGGGTTGAGAAGTTTACATTTCATAATGCAAATAAATGGAATTTCGTTAGTGCGTCAATGGAGAAAAAATGATTGTATATACAGGTGGAACATTTGATCTTTTTCATTCGGGTCATAGCCGATTGTTAGAGAGATGTAAGAATATAGCTGGTGTCGGTGGTCAAGTAGTGGTGTCGGTTAACCCAAGTGAGTTCTGTGCTCAGTATAAAGAACCGCCAATTTGTGAATTATTTGAAAGAATGGAAGTTGTATCTTCTTGCAAATGGGTGGACAAAGTTATCATTAACACAGGCGGAGCTGATTCAAAACCTGCTATCCTAGAGGCGAAAGCAGATGTCATTGTTGTTGGTTCAGATTGGGAGACCAAGGACTACCATAAACAAATGGGCTTTACCCAGGAATGGCTTGATGAACATAACATTAAAGTAATCTTTGTTCCGTATAGCGAACACATTTCAACAACAATTATTAAATCAAGAATTCTAGATAGAATGTTTCAATAAAGGAGAAATATGTTAATTGTAGATAAACGCAAAGGGCAGACAATGCCTATTCATGATGTTATTCCAACCCCTAGCATCGGTTTAAATCGTGCTTTAGGCGGTGGTCTTAATACTGGTGCGACTCATTTATTCTGGGGTACGCCATCGGTAGGTAAGACAACCATGTGTTTTCGCATTATTGCTGAAGCTCAAAAGCTTGGGTATCGCCCTGTTATCATTGATTCGGAGTCATCATATAATGATGCGTATGCAGCTAAGTGCGGCATAAACATTGAGGATGTAGTAATCATCCAATCTACCATCGTAGAAGACATTATGAAGAACTTGATTGGGTATTTGACAGATGACAAGGAGAAGCACATCTTCTTGTTTGACTCACTATCTAACATCATTAAGGAAGAGTTTTACGATAAGCCTGAAGGTGGTAAAGCAATGGGCTTGCAGTCACGCTCGCAAGGATATCTGCTGCAGAAGTTGGTGAACTATCTCCATAAAGAGCGTAACATTATGCTATTCGTTGCTCACCAAACAGTTGACTTGAGCGGAATGTTTGCGGTAACAAAAGCCAAAATGGGAAACACGGTTCATCACAACATGCACAACATCGTCAAGCTGTTTCTTTCCATGTCAAAGAGCGAAATGGAGCGTGAAGAGAACAACATGATTACCTCACAACGAGCGACCTGGACTGTTGAAAAAACAAAACAGATTCCTACAATCGGCGCAACAGGTTATTATTATGTACTTCCGCAAGAGGGCAGAATTGACCAAAATCGTGAGATCATTGATATTGCTATTGAGATGGATATTATTCAACGCAAGGGCGCTTGGTATTCCTATGAGGAAAGCAAATGGAATGGCATGGGCTCAATTGAATTGACTGATAAACAATCAAAAGAGATTCTTAAAAAGATTAACTCATGAGTGATGATCTTAAGCGGTTACGAGAAATAGTTCGTAATTATGTAAAAGCTGAGGATGCATATCTCAGTGCGTACCCAGAAACTGACACATCTCAGTTGAAAGAGAAAGTTGATGAAGCATGGAAGGCGCTAAAGAACGAGGTGTTGTAATTGATATTTTCAATTCATACTGATCAGCATATTAAAGATGCGGGCGGTGTGTTTGGGTATGCTTATGGCTACGACAATATTGTAAAACATTTTAATCAGTTTACTTATCGTGGTAAACAATTAGAAGTCGTGGATAATGACCCATCCGCTCAGATTCAAATGTTTTATATGGAACCAGAATGGCATAACCCTGTCACTGGTCATGATTTTAGGCAACCAGGGTTCAAGAAACACCATGATCACCAATATAAGATTAATGGCACATACTTAGAAGCTACAAAGGCTTGGGATTGGTGGATTCCCACCATGAAAACATTTGATGAAATCTGGGTAGGCAATCAATTCTCTGTTGATGCGATTCGCAATTCAGGCATTGATACACCTACATATATTTTTGAATTAGGTGTTGATGATATGTGGACACCTTTTAAAAGAGGAAATCGGAAGAAGATTAGATTTCTTCATGTTGACTCAGACAGTCCTCGTAAAAGAGCAGACCTTGTTAAGACAGCATTTCTTGAGTTATTTAGGGGGAGTAAGGATGTTGAGCTTACATTGAAGCATCACGGGGTTGGTGATTCAATTGGCTACAGTGTTATGGACCTTTTTAATCAAGGTGATGAAAGTAATGTTAAGAGAATATTTAAAACACTTTCGCAAGAAGAGATGGTTCAGCTATATCACGATCATGATATCCTAATTTATCCGACAGAAGGTGAAGGGTTTGGGTTGATACCTCTTCAGGCGTTAGCAACAGGTATGCCTACTATCTCAACAAGCAAATGGTGTTCGTATGAGAAATATCTTGGTAAGAATATTATTGAATCAACTCTTGGTAAAACACAGCACTCTGGTTATCACACTGGCGATGTCATCCTTCCAGATTTTGACTCAACCGTTGAGTTGATGAAGAACGCAGTTGATAATTTTGATGCTCAATGTGATTACTATTATAAGCAAGCCCCTAAAGTTATTAAAGAATACAACTGGCAATCTCAATGCGATAAGATGCTTAAATCTTTGATTAAGCGTGTTGGGGTGGAAATGTTTGAGCCTGTGGGCAAAGTGTCTAGGGTGAAATATATATATTTTCAAAGAGGCTCTGGGTATAGCACAAGCTCTGGTGTAAAATTTTCAAAAGAAAATCCAGTGCAGAAGGTGTCTGACGAAGAATATAATTATTTAATTATGAATTCTAATTTTAGACAACCAACAGACCAAGAGATTACGAAACACTTAGGAGAGTGATTGCATGATTATCATAGGTGTGAGATCCTATAAATGCTTCTGTCCCAAGCCCATCCCCGAAAACCCTGAGTGTGGTGACAAGGAGTCTGAGGATGATTAGGTGGTTTATTATGTTTAAAAAGAAAATGGATTACGCTAAAGAAATTAATGATTTAAAGAAAAGAATTGAAGAAAATGAAAACAGACTTGCAATTCTTCGTGTACAATACATTCTAATGAAATCTGACCGAGACCGACTGAAAGAACTTATTAGTGAAAAGAACTGAAAAAGAAGAAATTAAGCGTGACAAAGCAAAAGCTGTCAAGAATTCAGGTCGTGGACTTAAGAAAGGCGATGCCTCTCTTCACAAGTTTTTAGTTGATTACAAGCATAATGAAAAAACTTTTACGCTAACTCTCAAAGCCTGGGAGAAGATGAGAAAAGACGCTTTTAACGCTAATTATAAATACCCGTGTATTTCCGTTGTGTTTGGTGAGAATTCCCAAACGAAAGTCGCTATAATTGATTGGGATGTACTCCAGGATTTAATTAAAGGAAGCGAATATGAAGTTTAAATTTTGTTGCGATAAACTATCTGGTCACAAGAGTCTTGGTATAAACCTTGATCATGATGAATTTGCCATTGGTGTAAATCTTATATTTTGGTTTGTTGGGATTGCAAAAGTCTATCCGCCATATCAAGCTTTAGTTAAAACAGAAGATCTTAGAAAGGATATGTAATGCCAGATATTATAATTAATAAAGAAGTTCTTGCTGAGCAAATGGGCGATAAAGCGGAGGAATTTATAGAATGTATAAGGATAGTTGAAGACATTATCCACAACCCAGACCATTATCTAGGCGGGCAGGCTGTTAAGTATGCTAATATATTAGCGGCGTACAGAACATTGATGATTATTAAATCACAAGCTTTTAAAAGAAAGTCTGCGGTTATGAATGATCAAGATAAGTTTGTTAATGATATATGGAAAACCATGTATGAAGCATTAGGTGAAAACATAAATGCACTTAAACTCGCTGCGAAAGGCGGAATGTAATGAAATCACTAAAAGTATTGAGGAATCCAAAGCCAGTAGAAGTCGCAGTGGAAGTTCCAGAGGAGAGCTTTACTACCGCTCAGTTAGTAGATAGTTTAAATAAAGCTATTGACGAAAGTCTGACGGAAAGAAATAAGCCAGAATTTAAAAAAGTTAAGGGTTTTCACCCAAGCTATACCAACCAATGTTCACGCTATTGGTATTATATGTTTGATGGGGTTAGCGTAACTCCAGACTTTAGAGCGCAAACGCTTAGAATCTTTGATAATGGTCATGCTGTTCATGACAGGCTATACGGATATTTTAGAGAGATGGGCATACTGGTAGCCGAAGAAATTCCTGTTACTTATTCATCGCCCCCGATTGAAGGAACGGCAGATGGAATTATTAACTGGCATGGGGAGAAGTTGATTGAATTAAAGTCAATCAGCTCAGAAGGTTTCCATTATAGAAAACTGCACAACAAGCCAAAGGATGAGCATTACAGACAAGCGCAGATTTATATGGAGTGCTTGAATTTAGATGGCGGTTTTGTTATTTATGAATGCAAGAATAATCAAGAAATTCTTCCTATTTATATTGAAAAAGACCAGGCTTTCATAGACAAGCTCTTTAAGAAATACAGAGATATTTATGGGAATTACACTAGCGGTAATATCCCCGACAGACCGTACAAGAGAACATCTAAGCATTGTTCAGATTGTAATGTGGCTGCTTTATGCTGGGGAGACAGTGATTAATGATGACGAAAGGACATGTAAAAATTTAGATTGCAGTAGACCGTTTAAGGCTAAATCTTATAATAGTATTTATTGTTCAGCAGAATGTAGAAGAATTGTTACAAATGCAAAGCTATTAAGTAATTATTATGAAAAAAAAGCTAATATAAATAAAAAAAGAATTTGTAAAACAAAAAGTTGTGAAACTATATTGTCACGGTATAATAAAGAAAATATCTGTGAAAAATGTAAAAGAGAAAGATATGTTCAAAGGCTGGTCGGTTGGGGTTGGGAAGAAGGCTCCGTCAGGGATAGTCTGTAATGAATCTTAAGAACATAGTTAATTCTCATGATAAAAGAATTTTATCAATAGATCCATCATCTCATTCTTTAGGTTGGGCTGTTATTGATTTTAACAACGGTCTAAAGCTTGTTGATTGCGGTAAAATCAAATTTACAAAAACAAATGATATTTCTATAAAATTTAATGAAATTAATGCTGGTTTAAAGGAAATTTGTAAGAAGCATAATCCTAGCGTAACTATTATTGAGCAATCAGTTTATATACAAAATTTTCAAACAAGCAGGGTTATATCTTATATAATTGGCTACACCTGGGGAATTGTTCAGGGTTATTGTTTTAAAGTTATGGACATTAACCCGATTCTTTGGAAGCGAGGAATCGGGTATAAAAATATATCTAAAACAGATAAAATGGTTTTTGACACAGAGGCTAAGAAGAAGAAAGAAAGAAAAGATCGTGTCAGGGATATTATTACTGATTACTTCCAGATGGAAGAGGAAAATTTGAAAGATGATGACATTGTTGACGCAATTGGCATTGGTCTTTGGTATTATTTAATGGTGGTATCTAATGGCTCTTGAACCTTATAAAGACAAAAGCTGGCTTTATGAGCACTATGTAAAGAAGCGGATGAACTTAACTGACATTGTGAAGTTATTAAAGCAAACTTACAATGTTGAAATCACTCCGCAAGGTCTTTATAACTGGTGTAACAAGTACGATCTATTAAAATTCAGGGGCAAGGGAAGGAACTTGTCTGCTACTTCCAAGAAGCCAAAATCGCCAATGCAAAGGAAGGCTGAACAAATGAAGCGTGATAGGAGAAAATCAATGCAACAAAAAAAGAAGGGTATGGGTAGATAATGCAAAGAAAAGTAGCGGCAGGAGATTTAGGGATTTTCGCAGAGCTTGACATGGTTTATAACCAAGCAAGAATGATTGAGGCAAGCCAGAATAAAACAAAATACAAATGTCTTGGCTCTGGTAATTGCTGCTCAATTGGTTTAACAATTCACATGACAGAGTGTGCCAATATTGCATTCAATATTACCCAGCAATTTTATTTGCATTTGGAAAACAAAGGTAAGGATTTTGCGGATGAATGGTTTAATTCAGTAGTTAATTCTTTAAAGGAGGCGATGTATGATGAGACATGGCAGTTCGGTGGTGAAACTGAAAGGAAATGCGCTTTCTACAAAGACGGTTGCACTATCTATGGGTTTAGACCTTTGGTGTGCAGAAGTTATGGGGCTTTTGTCGGTGTTGACGATGTTTGCCCTAGAGAAAGAAATGTTTATGGCATTGTAGAACACTTTTCTGGGACACCAGTTGAGGGTATGGTCCAGCAATTCCAGAATTTGCTAAGTAGATATTCAAAAGACAAGGACTCAAATTATGATGTTGTTGTTTATATGCCGTTAGGTGTGCTGAGTTTCTTACTCACGCCAGAAGAATTAGAAGATCTGGCGGATAAAACAGATGACCGAATGTGGAGAGCTGTTGAAGGTTGGTTTAATTACCGAGTTGAATATACAAAAGTTCACGGATTACCCTTGCCTAAGCTAAG